CTGGAATGGTACAATTTAACTCCATTGTTGACACCGCATTTATTTTTCCATCATGGTTGATGCACTGGGTTCCATCAACTCCAAATGACCGTGTGAGTGTTGCTTGGAACATATTGGTAAGAGGACACTACGGTGAACCTCACACATTACAAAATGCGTATATTTAAAAAGAATGAAGTTTACATAAAAATAACAGACATAGAACTTTCAGTTGCGGCGCAGTTGAATGACTTTTTTACATTTGAAGTTCCTGGCTTTAAATATATGCCTGCGTACAGAAACAAAACTTGGGACGGTAAAATACGACTGTATAACATTGTCACAGGTGAAATATACATGGGACTCCTCCCCTATATAGAAGAGTACCTACAAAATAATGGTGAATATTATGAACTGGAAGAAGGACTCAGAAGTGAAAGAACAGTGGCCAGAAGTGTGGTGCAAGGATTTGTACGAGGGATTAGACCAACCCTTGATGGACGAAGAATTAAAGTTCGAGATTACCAAATTGATGCCATATCCCATGCTATTGCCACAAATCGTTCTCTGCTTATTTCTCCTACTGCTTCCGGCAAGTCGTTAATCATATACTGTCTTGTTCGATACTACCAGATGATGGAACTAAAAACTTTGATACTGGTTCCAACGACATCACTTGTCGAGCAGATGTACAAAGACTTTGAAGATTATGGTTGGAGCTCGGGAACTTATTGTCAAAAAATATATCAAGGACACGATAGAAAAGTTGTGAAAGATGTGGTTATATCAACTTGGCAGTCATTACATAGAATGCCAAGACCATACTTTCGACAGTTCGGTGCCGTATTTGGTGACGAAGCTCATCTTTTCAAAGCGAAATCATTGACAGGTATCATGACAAAACTTGATACTTGTAAATATCGTTTTGGTTTGACAGGAACTTTAGATGGTACGCAGACGCATAGACTTGTCTTAGAGGGATTATTCGGTAAGGCAAAATATGTTGTCACAACAAAGGAGTTAATTGATAACAAAACATTATCAAATTTAAAAATTAACTGCATAGTTCTAAAATATCCTGATGAGGATAGGCAAATAGTAAAGGAGTTCGATTATGGAGCCGAATTGGAATACATCGTCACTAAGGTTGAAAGGAATTTATTTCTCTGCGATCTTATGGGCCATTGCACTGGTAGTACCCTCTGTTTATTTCAGTTTGTAGAAAAACACGGAGAACCACTGTACGATATTATAAGTAATAAATATAAAGACAGAAAGGTTTTTTTCGTATACGGTGGTGTTGATACTGATACCAGAGAAGAGATACGAGAAATAGTAGAAAATGAAACAAACGCAATTATCGTTGCCAGTTATGGCACGTTCAGCACTGGTATTAATATTAGGAACATTGATAATATCGTGTTCGCAAGTCCCTCAAAAAGCAAAATCAGAGTGCTTCAGTCCTTGGGGCGTGGTTTGCGAGTTGGAGACAAAAGCAGAAGTCTCAAAGTCTTTGACATCGCCGATGATCTCTCCTACTCTTCCAGGCTCAATTTTACGTTGAGACACTTTCAACAACGTCTAAATATCTATGACGAACAAAAGTTCGATTATAGGATAGATAAGGTAAAACTAAAATGAACCTAGAAAACTACAAGATTTTAAAACTAAGCGATAAGGAAATGATAATCTGTGAGATGAGTAGTGAGACTCCAGATCACTATGAGATCATGAACCCGCTAAAGTTGAGTGTGCATCCAAAATTAAATAAAGAGGGTCATGTTGACGAGGTTTTAAACTTGAAGCCGTGGATGCAACATCTCACTGAACAAAAATATATAAACATTAATAAAAATCACTGTATTTTAGTAGTGGACGCCTCTGTTGGACTATCAAAATATTATGAACATATAATTAGAAAAATAGATGAGGAGTGGGATGAAGATGATATTTTATCTCCAGACGCAGATGAGTATGATGATTTATTAATGGAAGCTGAAACAGATTCTAAACTTATTCATTGAACCCAGCACATACTTAATGTACCTGTTTTTTTGACTGATGTCAATACCCCTTTATGATATTTAAAAATTAAAGGGTATTGACATTTTTTAGTTAGGAAGGTAATATTGATATATGATTGGAGATATAAATGGCAAAGAAAAGAAGTGTTCACTATGTGGACAATAAAAAATTCCTACAAGCTATGATTGACTGGCGACAAACTTGGCCCGACGAGGAAAATATTCCTCCTGTAACGAACTATATTGGGGAGTGTTTCTTAAAAATAGCCACGCACTTATCATATAGACCTAACTTTATAAACTATACATATAGAGATGAAATGGTTTCCGATGGTATTGAGAATTGTTTACAATATGTTAAAAACTTCAACCCAGAAAAATCTAAAAATCCCTTTGCATATTTCACACAAATCATCTACTACGCTTTCCTTAGACGTATTGCGAAAGAAAAGAAACAAAGTCACATAAAAAATAAAATGATTGAAAGAGAAGCTTACACTTCATTCACAACTATGGAAGGCGATAATAATACATATCAAGTTGACGGTATCGACTTAGCTGCGTTCTTACCAGAGGAGGACGTTTACAAACCTAAGAAAAAACAACCCACAAAGAAAAAGGGGTTAGAGGTCTTTATGGAGAAAAAAGATTGAAAATAGCTCTAATTACTGATACACATTTTGGAGCCAGAAACGATAACCTAAACTTCAACGAGTATTTCTATAAATTTTACGAGGACATATTTTTTCCATACTTGAAGGAAAATAATATCACCACTGTCATTCATCTTGGCGATGTGATGGACAGAAGAAAATATATTTCTTATAGGATTGCAAAAGATTTTCGTGAGAGGTTTATCAATGAGTTTCACGGTGTGGATTTACATATGATGGTTGGTAATCATGATACTTACTACAAAAACACCAATGATGTAAATTCTTTGTCTGAACTGGTGGGTGCTAAGTATGACAATATTAAAATATATTCTAAATCCACGGAAGTAGATTTTGATGGTTGTAAGATTTTGTTTGTGCCTTGGATAAATGCTGATAACACAACACACACAATGAAGATGTTAAAAACATCTAGTGCTCAAATCTGCATGGGTCATTTAGAGTTGTGTGGCTTTGAGATGCAGAAAGGCATGGTGATGGACCACGGTTGGGACAAAGAGGAGTTCAACCGATTTGATGTGGTCATGAGTGGCCACTATCACCACAAGTCAGATGATGGTCAGGTGTTCTATCTAGGCACACCGTATGAGATATACTGGAATGACTGGGATGACCCTAAAGGGTTTCATGTGTTTGATACAGATACAAGAGAGATTGAACGTATCGTCAACCCGCACAAAATATTCAGTAAGATTTATTATGATGACAGCACAATGTCGTATGAAAAACATGATGTGTCCCAATACAAAGACAAATATGTGAAGCTTGTTGTGGTCAATAAAAAAGACCTTTATCAGTTTGATAAGTTTGCTGATCGTTTGTTAGCTGTTGGATGTCATGAGGTAAAGATCATCGAAGATTTTTCTGACTTGGACGCAACAAATGTGTCTGATGATATTGTTGAGAACACGCAAGACACCATGACACTACTTGAGTTATATATTGATGATCTACCAGTGGACCTAAGTAAAGATAGACTTAAAAATACTATGAGAGTGTTATATACTGAAGCACAGGATTTGGAAATATAATTAGTATGAAATATGATTTCAAAATAAATGAAATTTCTAGGTCATGTGCAACGGACTTTGTTCAATCTTTACACTATTCAAAGATTATGCCTAGGCTCACAAAACATTTTTTAGGTTGTTACCTAAAGAATGAACTTGTTGGTGTTTTAACTTTGGGATGGGGGACACAACCAAAAGCAACAATTGCAAAATTGTTTGATGGATTAGATACAAAAGACTACTATGAGATTGGCAAGATGTGTATGAAAGAGGAAATGCCCAAAAATTCTGAATCGCAAATGATTTCTGCTGTGGTAAAATGGATGAAAGAGAATTGTGCAGAGAAACAATTTCTTTATACTTGGGCGGACGGTATAATGGGTAAGCCAGGTTTTGTATATCAAGCCGCAAATTTTCTTTATGGTGGTTTTATTTGGACACAAATTTATATCAGTGCTGAGGGTGAAAAAATACACCCAAGATCTAGTAGAAGATTGTGTGACGAAAATGTTAAATTTAAATTAGAGAGAGAGCCAGATTTTTTTGTTGGTAAAAAAGGTGAACGGATATATTGGTTAACACAAGACTTTCTCGACCATAAAGGTATAAGTAAAATACATGGTAAACAATTTAGATATATTCTGCCATTAAATAAGAAGGCGAGAAAACTTCTTAAAAAATCAAAAGTGGAGTGGAGTTTGAATTATCCGAAAAATGATGATTTAGTGTGGGACAAATCTACAACAAATGGTAGAGAGCGTTTAGATAAAATGCCATACATTGATGGTGATGTGACAGAATATAACAATAAAAATGTCAATGCACATAAAAGCACATTGGAGGCTTTTCTTTGATTCATTTTAATTATGTTAGGTGGAAGAACTTTTTATCAACTGGTAATAACTTCACAGAAATACAACTAGATAGAAATTCAACGACACTGATTATTGGAGAGAATGGTGCTGGTAAGTCTACCATTCTTGACGCCATATGTTTTGGATTGTTCGGTAAGCCGTTCCGTAATATCAACAAGGGACAACTTCTTAACTCTATCAACGCATCTAACTGTCTGGTTGAAGTGGAGTTCAAAGTCGGCGGTAAAGATGTAAAAGTCATTCGTGGTATCAAACCAAACACGTTTGAGATTTACATCAACGGTAAGATGTATAACCAAGATGCTAACGCAAGAGATTACCAAAAGTATCTGGAACAACAAATACTCAAGTTGAACTATCGCAGTTTCACACAGGTGGTGATTCTTGGTTCATCTACGTTTGTCCCTTTCATGCAACTTAGAGCTCGTCACCGCAGAGAGGTTGTTGAAGAGATACTAGATATTCAGATTTTCTCTCTAATGAATATGATACTCAAACAGAAGTTGAAAACTATAGACACAGATTACAGAGAGTTTGATTACAAGGAGTCACTAACAAAAGAGAAACTCACTCTCAAGAAAAAGTATATTCAAGATATCCAAGACAACAGAAAAAAACTCATAGAAGAAAAGAGTATTTTGATAGGAGATAATGAACAAGATATTTCTAAAAAACAAAGAGTTGTTTCAAGCTTGAGAGATGAGATACAAAATTTACATGAGTCCATTTCTAACTCAACTAAAGTTGTCAATCGTTTCAACAAACTAAAAGATATCAACTCGCAGTTGAAGGAGAAACACCGAGCCAGTAAAAAACTCATTGGATTTTTTGAGAAGAATGAGGATTGTCCAGTTTGTCAACAACACATTGATGAAGAGTTCAAGGATGACATGATTTCCAAAGAAAATGAAAAATATGAAAAGTTTGACCTTGGACTAAAAGAACTTAACGATGAACTTGAGTCTGTGAAGTTAAGAATGAAAAAGATTGATAGTGTCAATAAATCAATCCAAGACAAAAACGTAGAGGTCGCAAAAGAGAACAGTTCTATTAGTGAACTACAAAAGTTCAACACCACTTTACAGACAGAAGTCAAACAACTTAGAGAAGGTCACATAAACGAGAGTGACCACAAAGAAGTTCAAGAGTTGATAGAGGAACTTCAAGTGGTAAGCTCTGAAAAAGATAAGTTGCGGGAAGAAAAAGTTTACTGTGAAGCTGCAAGAACAATGTTGACTGACCAAGGTATCAAAACCAAAGTTATAAAACAATACTTGCCGATTATGAACAAACTTATAAATACATATCTAACGTCAATGGAGTTTTATGTAAACTTTACATTGGATGATAACTTTAACGAAACAATCAAGTCAAGGTATCGTGATGATTTTACTTACGCTTCATTTAGTGAAGGTGAAAAGATGCGTATTGACCTTGCGTTACTTTTCACTTGGAGAGCTGTCGCAAAGATGAAAAATAGTGCAAACACGAACCTGCTGATACTGGATGAAATCTTTGACAGTTCACTTGACGGTACAGGGACAGATGAGTTTCTAAAGATACTGAATACGCTCGGTGATGAGAATGTATTTGTGATTAGTCACAAACAGGATGCACTCGCAGACAAGTTCAGAAGCACAATCAAGTTTGAGAAGGTCAAAAACTTTAGTCACATAACGGAGTCATAATATGTTTTTAAACGCACTAAGACTACAATATGAATCAGAGATTGCAAAAGCAAAAGATAACATTGAAGTTTATCTTTCTAATCCCGCTGGTATTGGTGAACACCCAGACCTCGCAGCTGCAATTGATAGTCAAGTTATTTTACTGGCAAACGCAGAAGATAAATTAGCAACTCTAATAAAGCACTTTGCTCATAAAATGTAATGAAAAAAAGAATTCATATCAATATGCACAAAATTCGTGCAAATAAAAAACACGGCACAAAAGAGCCCGTGATTACTGTGAAAACATCAAAGACAAACACTTACGCTCATGAAGTTGAAATATTGGGTGAGAGTAAAGTTGTTTATTCCCCCGACAAACCATTATCATGTGGTGCTAGAGTGTGGATCGAAACTGAAGCAGAAGTTAAAGTAGACGGGCAAGAGCTCGGACTTTGAAGAAAAGTGTGACATAAATATCACACTTTGACCTAAAATCGAAAAAAACGACATAGAACGCCATTTTTTGTTTGACAATATCACTTCTATATGCGAGAATATATATAGTGATGGTCAACAAAGAGGTTATTTCCCATGATGTCATGTAACTGGATTGTTCGTAATCTTCTGGTAAAAAAGAAAATGTTGAAAGAAGCCGGAATTGATGTGATTCCTCTTGATAATGAACTAAAGGTGAACAAAGCATTTAAGGATGCTGGGTTGGTTTTCCCAAAGTTAAATAATCGTGGAATTGCTTAATTTTCTGCTTGACAAACTTTTTCCAATATGGTAGTCTTAGGTATGATGAAAAATAAATCGACAATCGCTCGCCTTCTCGCTGAAGAAGATATCCATGTTGTTTCTAAAAAGATGGACACGGCATACTTTAATATTAAGAAACGTGAGTTAGGACTCCCCATCTGGAAGAATGAGGTTTCTAAAGCAGAAGAAGAACTGATGGTGTGTCATGAGATTGGTCACGCTCTCTGGACTTCTATGGATATGCTCGATAAAGCAGAGAAGCGTAAACTCAATCACTCTTTTGTGAACATCCTTGAGGACGCTCGTATTGAGAAGTTTGTACAACGTAAGTATCCTGGCTCTGTCAATCTGTTCAAGAAGGGTTATGCCGCTCTCTCTGCCCGTGACTTTTTCGGGATTGCAAATGAGGGTGTAAACTCTTGTAATCTGATTGACCGCATCAATCTATTCTTCAAGGGTCAGGATGGTGTCGAGTTCTCTGATGAAGAGAAAGTATTTGTTGACCGCACCGCAAATCTTGAGACTGAAGATGAGGTTCTTGACCTCGCTGAAGAGCTTTACAAATACATGGAAGAGAACCCAGAGACAGACAAACACGATGATGGTGAGTCTGGCGACTCTGCTGAAGGAGATAGTGGTGAAGGAAATTCTGAAGAGGGTGGCAACACTAGAACGAGCGTCACTGGCGATACTGGTGATGATTTACGTTCTAATGACAACTCTACTGATGATTCTAATAGAAGTGGTGTAGGAGATGAGGAAAATGGAGATGATGGTGACGATACTGCTGGTGCTGCCGGTAAGTCTGATGATGGTGGCGATGATGCCAAAGGTAGTTCCGATATCAGTGAGGGTTCAGAGGTAGGCGGTGATGCTACCTCTTCTGCCCCTGCTGGTGTTCCAGAAGCCAAGACTGACAAGGCTCTAAGTGACGGCCTCAAGTCTTTGGTTGATGGTGGCGCCAACGAAAAGGTTTATGCTCGTATTCCCAAAGTTGACTCTTCTGAGTTTATTGTGGATTACAAAACCGTTGTTGATGAGTTGAGTGCTCACTATTCATCTGATAACAGATGGGTTGAGTATTCTTTGGGTGAAGTCAAAGAGTTCAAGAACGACTCGAAAAAGACTGTGAACTACATGGTCAAAGAGTTTGAGATGAAGAAGTCTGCTGACCAGTATGCACGAGCCGCCACTTCCAAGACTGGCGTTCTGGATATGGGTGCGCTTCACACTTACAAGTTCAATGATGACTTGTTCAAGAAAGTGACCACGTTGCCGGGTGCTACTAATCACGGTATGATTATGGTCCTTGATTGGTCTGGCTCAATGGTTGACAATCTGAAGGGTACGATTGAACAGTTGCTTCAGTTGGTAATGTTCTGCCGTCGCACCAAGATTCCTTTTGAGGTGTTTGCTTTCACCAGTTGCTACAAACTTGCTGGTGGCGGTTATTACAACCGTGGTGATTATCGTGATGTGAACTATGGTGAGGTTACAATCTCGGATAACATGAGTCTTCTAAACTTCTTCTCCAGTAAAATGAGTGCTGCCGAAGAGGAAAAGATGATGCACTATCTCTGGATGATTGGTAAGCGTTACAATCGCACATATGAGAATTGGAGTGATACTGGTTATCCTTCAAACCCGCCCTCAAAGTATAGTTTGGGTGGAACGCCTCTGAATGATGCGATTGTTGTGCTGATGGACTTCCTGCCGAAATACAAAAAAGCGGCTGGTGTTCAGAAAATAAACACAATTTTCCTGACCGATGGTGCTAGTAACCGTATGAGTGGTGTTAAGGACAATGATAGCGTCAACGGTGATTTCTATCAGGGGTTCACTAGAGAAAATCTTTTGATTGACCCTGTTACTAACAAGCGGTATGAGTTTAGTGGATACGGTGAGGATGTCACTGGCACTCTTCTCAAAGCTCTCAAAGGTCGGGTGCCAGGCATGAATGTCGTTGGGTTCTTCCTTGCTGGTTCTGGTCGCAAGGGCACTGTCTCTCGTAACACTTGGCGCTATATTTTGTCAGGTGGGATTACCACGGTTGATGCTGCCATGGCAGAGATGCGTAAAAACAAGGTTGTGGTGCTGGAGTCCAAAGGTTACGACCAGTATTACATTCTTCCCGGCGGCCAGGCTCTTGCCGTCGAGAATGATGGTTTGGATGATGAGTTGATTGGTGCTTCCAAGGGAAAACTCAAGACCGCTTTCGCCAAGTCCAACAAGTCACGCATCCAAAGTCGAGTGCTTCTCAACAAATTTGTCGGGATGGTAGCATAAAAAACCGCTTGACAAACCTTGTGAACTATGCGATAATATAGATAATGATGATGAAAACAGTAAAAGAGGTTGATATGACTGTCAAGTTGACTCCCCGCAAAAAGTTGTTTGTAGAGACAGCTGCTGAGATGTTTGGTAATGGTGCCATTATATCAAAA